TCGCTTTTGGCTTTGCCGTAGACACGGACGGTTTTATGGTAGTCTATACGGCGGATTACCTGCTTTAAGAGAAGATTTTGTTCTTTTGGATCTTCCAGTGTGGGGTATACGTCCAGCACATGACGGATGAGTGGCGCGGAGTTCTTCTGCGCTTCAATGTCTGTCTGTTTATTATGGAGTTTGCGCTCGATCTCGTGCTTTGTGTTTAGCAGTGCGGTCTGATCCTGGCTGATTGCGGATTGACGCTGCAGGAAGGTTTCCTTACTGTAAACACCATCTTCGAGCAGTTCATAGGTACGCTGCAGACGGTGGTTTATATCGGTAAGCTGCTTCTCGATATTCTGCAGTGCGATTTCTTCGCTTTTCGTGTCCAGAAGGGTAGGAGAGCTGAGTTCGATCTCGTGAAGAAATTCGCGGAGAGACTGTAGGACAAGGCTTTCCACATCTTCAAACAGACTGGAGACGGTAGAGCAGGACGGATTTTCACAGCCAAACCGGACTTTATCTTCACGTCGGTATGGATGGCGAGACATCAGTTTACCGCATTGGTCGCAGTAGACCAGTCCGGCCAGCGGATTCATCTGCTGGTATTTGCGCGGTACACGCGGCGTAACGGTGTCTTTCATGCGCTGTTGGACGCTGTACCAGACGTCCCGCGGGATGATCGCTTCGTGTATTCCTTCGTACAGCTCACAGTTTTTATTGACCGGTCGCTTGGTTATCAATTTGCCTTTTTGCACGATTTTTGTGTTGACCTTCATGGCACTGGGGATAAAACCGGCATAGTGCGGGTTCTGCAGGATGGCACGGGTAGTCGCGGGCACCCATTTTTTATCGAGCGGTGTGCGGATCTTCATAGCGTTCAGTTCGTTCGCGATTTCGGAAAAGCCTTTGCCGGAAAGATACATATCGTAGATGGTGCGGATCACACCGGCCTGCGGCTCAACCGGTCGAAGGGACCAGCCGCGGCCGTCCAGTTTGTAGCGTTCATAGCCGTAAGGCGGACGTCCGGGAACGTAGTGGCCTTCTTTCTTGGAGGCTCTCGTTCCGGCCAGCTGACGGCGGCGGATCATGCGGTACTCCTGGCGCGACATGAACAGGCCGAACTCCATCCATTCCTCGTCCGCTTCCTGCGTGGGGTCGTAGGTTTTGGACGGCGTGACGATGAGCGTGCCCGAAAACTTAAACGCTTGGGCGACGATACCCTGATCTATGGTATCGCCGCGCGCAAGACGCGAGGTTTCGGTTACGAGGACGCCCTTCCAGCGGCCATCCTCCACCTCGGAGAGAAGCTGCTGCATGACGGGACGGTTCGCAATACGCTCGCCGGAGACGATTTCGCGGTAGATCGCGCCGATGGGCAGGGCACGGGACTTGGCAAGCTCCATGAGGATATGCTCGTGCCGGGCGAGGGTATCGCCTTCGCCGTGCGCCTCGGCTTCGAGGTCGGCACGGGATTTGCGGAGGTACAGGGCGTAGTCGGTGGGCGTATAGGTTTTCACGGAATTATCTCCTTTTTTGAATCAGTTTGTCCAATAGCCACAGAAACAGGGCGATAACACCAACCAAAGGAAAGACTAATAAGCCAACATTATCGGAGTAAATCCAGGACTTCTTTTCTGTTTTTTGAGGATAGCTTGATGTGCCCGCAACTTCACTTCTGTCGATGATATCATTATCAGGAGCGGATGGGTCGTCGTACAAACCTGCGCGATAACCTTCTTCGTAGCCTTCCTGGTAGGCGCTGTCGTAGGTTTCGTCGTGGCCGTCCTCTGTGCCGTAGTTATAGCCTTCTTTATAACCTTCTTCATAACCTTGGTTATAGGCACTGTCGCTGTTACTCGGATCGCTGGAATATTCGACACCCCATTCAAAACCGCCTGAATAGGCGTCTCGCTTTGTTTCAAAGTCGTTTTCAGCCTCCGGACCATAATCACTGGGGTATAAGGCGAATGCCGCAGATGTTAAAATCAAAAGACAGCTTGCGGCGCAAACTATCCGTTTGGTAAGATATTTCATATATTTGCCCTTTATTCATGCCTGCTTTTCCAGATCGGAAAGGTCAGGCATTTTTTTATGCGTTTGTTTTGCCATATACATGGTCTGACGGATATATTCCTGTCCCTGCTCGTTCAGGGAGCGGTAGTCGTCGATGAGCTGGGTTTCGTCTGCGGTGAGGTCGGAAACCGGTGCAGCAGGTGACGACAGACCGTAATGCGGGTCGGTGATTTCGTCTGTAATTAGATAGTCCGTTGATACACCGAAAAAGTGTGCAAGTCCTCGGACGGTGCTCATTCGCGCACCTTCATACCCTTTTTTGTAAAGTCCGATGATGGTTGTATAGGGTATGCCGCAGGACTGGGAAAGCGTTCGCTTATTCAGTCCTCGTTCGTGCATTAACAAGTCGAGCTTGTCAAGTATATTCATGCGTTCATCTCCTTTGCCTTACTATACCACAAAATATAAACGGTTACAATAAAAATATACCCTTTCTGATAAAATGCTATTGACAGATTATCAAAAGGGGTATATTCTATATTCAAGAAATACGAGTAAGGGTATTTCAAGACGTAAACAAACCGCACATCTGGTTTCAGCAGATGCACGGTCTGGCATGAATCCCGCCCCAACTCCTGCACGGACTTGACCGCTGGTCTTCCGGTCGCCGAGGTCCTGAAACAACCATTCTTGATGAGCGAAAACAGTTTTGTGTCATGCACACTCCTGACTGTTTTCAACGTCTGGTTTCCACGCGGGCAGAACAGGGAGGCGTCATAAGAAGCTTAATAAGCTTTTCCATGAACACCACCTCCTCTTTAGTGGGATAGTCTAAGTATAGAGCTTGGGGCGGTTTACGTCAACAAGATTTTATTGTTTTCAATAAGAAAGGAGCGTTGTTGATGTATCCAAACTTGGAACTTGAGATGTTCAAGCAGAAGATTAATACAAAGCAGCTTGCAAACGTCTGCGACATCAGCGAAAGTGCAATGCGGAACAAGCTGAAAGGCAGAAAAGATTTCAAAATGAGCGAAGCGAAACAGGTTATGGGTCTGTTTCACGCTGATTTTGAATACCTTTTCGCGCTGGACGCCGAGCAGGCGGAAGGGAAGGACACACCATGAAGTACGAAGTTTGGGTTTTGACTGAAAAAGGTCATATTGCGTACCAGTGGACGCAGTTTTTTTGCGACAGCCGAGAGGTTGCGCTGCAGAAGGTCGAGGAGTGGCTCGGCAAGGCGGAAAAGATCGAGGTGAAACCTGTATGAAACCATTCAACGAATATCTCGCCATGACGGCAGAGCAGATCATGGCAGACCCGGAAGCGCCGGAGAGCCTGCGGATCGCTGCCCGCATTGAGCTTGAGAAAGCACAAAAGTTCGATTTATCGGCAGAAGTGGCGCGGACAGCAACAGACAAGCCGGTTTAAGCATAGGCTTTAGAAAGGGGGAGTTACGGTGGCAATCGTGGCTGAATATCATTATCCAAACGGTACGGTCTACATTGACGACGACTGCTACCGTGACGTTCCGCCGGAGGAAATGCAGCGGCGTATTGAGCGCCTGCAGAAAACGGCGTGGGAATTATATCTCAAAAACGAGAGGAGAAAGGGAAATGAAAACCTGTAAGATGGCAATGGCCGCGTGCGGCGCGGTGCTGGCCGGTGTGGTCTACGGCTGTATCGCGGGCTTCTGCCCGCGCGGCGATGCGGTCATTTGCGCCGGGATGATGGCGCTGTGCCTGGCTTACTGCCGGGCAAGTATGATCTATCGCAAGCGCCGCCGCCAGCGGCAGGAGGCTGAGGCCCGCCGCGCTGCCCGCGAATCGCTCAACCGCGCGGTCTGGCGTGCGGACTTTATGAGGCAGATCAGATGAAGCATCCGGACTGGAAAGAAACCAAGGTGCAGCGGCGGATGGTTCGGCGCATTGCCACGGATTTGGCGATGGAGGAGCTCTATATGCAGAAAAAGGCCGAGGCAAAGCGCAAACGGCAGTTTGACAAGCTGCTGCTCGAGCGCTGGAAAGTCCGGCAGGCCGCGAAGAACGGCGGGGTCGGTCACGATGGTTAGATTCAGCGGGCTGGAAATCAAGCCGTACAGCCAGCTGACCGAGCTGCCGCGTGTGCGGATCGACAGGGTGCGCGTTGAGGTACAGCGCACCCTGTTCGGCGAGGTGGAGTATCACCTTGTCGGCACCTACGGTGACGAGGGAAGGGCGTACCCGATCTGTCAGCCGTTTACCGAGCTGCCGGACGTATGGGAAAAAAAGAAAGAAATTGAAAGCGCCATTTTCAAGGCGCGCCAGGAGGAACAATATGCGAAAAAAAGAAAAGACGCGGGTTATCTGGAGACACCCGCAGGGCCGGTTTGAGCTGCGGGAAACCGAGCATTACAGCCTGTTTGAGGGTCGTACATATCATACACGCGAGTGTGTATTTACGCCGCAGGACGATGCGCGCGGGCTGTGCAGCGAGGTGCCGACAGGCATTTTTGTGCCGGAACTGTGTACGCCGCAGAAAGGCGTGCAGGGTCCGGTCAGCGACGCGGACGTAAACCAATGGTGCGAATGGTACAAAGCCGGCAAAAATGTTGCGGATATCGCTGAGATGGCAAGACGCAGCAAAGCTACTGTTGCGGCGCGTCTGCGCACGCGCGGACTGCTGCCCGATCCCGTTCCGCGCGTGACGGATGAGGAAGTACGCGAAATGGCGCGGCTGTTTGCTTCCGGCCTGTCCGTGCGCGAGGTTGCGAAGGCAACCAAACGAAACATGAGAACAGTACGCGAACACTTGCGAGAAACGAGGGCTATCAGATGAGTTTACATAAGATCAAGGCGGCAGTGGACGCCGCCAAGGACAACGCCCGCCAGATGGGCGAGGTTGTACTGATGATCGCCCAGGCGGACGAGCACGCCGCAGAGGTGATCGCCGCTGACCTCGATAATCCGGAGATGAGCCTGCAGAAATGCTTTGATGCGCTTTATGCGTATGCAAAGACGCACCAGAAGGGCGGCTTCTGGGGCTGCATGTGCAACAGCTACGACCCCGAGAACCCGGTGATCAAGGTCGCGGCTGACTTTTACAAGGTGGATTTGGGTGCGGCGGCAAGCGAGACGCCGGAAACCCAACCGCTTGGGCGCGACAGTGATGATCTGGATTTGATGAGCCTGCTGTAAGGAGGCGGGAATGTGTTTGAGGTCAACGATATTCCGCCGATCAGCGATGAGCGGGTGCGGGAGCTGATCGAGGTGAATGTTACACACGACGAATTTCTCTTCTTCCGTGTCAACTGCGGGGATGATCTGGACTGGATTCTCGGCGAAGCCGATGATTACGAGTGCTTTTGCACTGCGTGTCAGCAGCATTTTGCTGAGGACCGCAAGAGCGGCCCTGCGTCCAGCTGGGATACCTGCCCGCGGTGCTGGGCACGGATCACGCCGCGCCGATGGAACAACGGCACGGCGAAGTTCCTCGCACGGACGGCGTTCGCATTCCACTTTTTCCAGCCCGGAGAGCACGGGGAGATGTGGCTGACTTCCTGTAAGGTGCGCATGAACCCCGACTTCCAGAGCGGGAAGTATCTGGCGAACGAATATGCGCGTTACTGCTTTTCTGAGTTCGACTCGCGCATGTGGATTTGGAAGGAAAACGGCTGGAAACGATCGGGAAGCATCTGTTTCAAGCAGTGGAAGGCGATGGGAGGCTACTGCTACGATAATTTCTGGTCGCTGCCGACGGAACAGGAGATTGCGGGAAGCTGCCTGCGTTACAGCCAGCTGACGCAGGCTTGGAGCTGTATGTCGGATCTGCCGGAGTATCTGGCGTTTTACCTGAAGTACCCGTGGACGGAATACCTTTGGAAGATGGGGTTTGGCCGGTGGCTGGTCGAACGGCAGGAAGGCAAGGGACATTTGTTTCAGAAACTGGTCAACCTGCGGGCGAAGGTGCCGGAGCGGTTTATAAGGCTTACCAAGCCGGAGCTGCGCGCGGTACGCAAGGCGCGGCTGACGCTTGTGCAGACGTTGGTGTTCCGCGAACTGCGCGCACTGAATGCCGTACAGCCGGACGCCGCCGGAACGGAATTTGCACGGTACCTGTACGCCTCCGGCGTGGATTTTGCGCGGCTGATCCGGCGCGCGGAAGTGACGGCGCGAGAACTGGTAAAGTATATACGGCGGCAGGCAAGACGCGCGAGCGGCTCAGAGGTGACCGCGCTGCAGGAGCTGTGCGATTATCTCGACCAGCTGGAACGGATGCAGATCGGCGGCGAGAAGCTGCCGCATGATCTGCATGAGGCACATGCCCGGCTGAGCGAACGCGAACGGCGGCTTATGAACCGCGAGAAAAACGAGAAGTTCCGCACGCGGCGTCATCTGCTGGCGTGGATGCGGTGGAAGTACAAGGGTATGTTTATCCGCCCGATCGACAGCGCAGAGGAAATCGTGCGCGAGGGCGAGGAACAGAACAACTGCGTTGCAGGCTATGCCACGCGGCACGCGGACGGCAAGACCATCATCATGGTGCTGCGAAAACGCAGCGAACCGAGGAAACCTTGGCACACGGTGGAAATTGACCCGAAAACGCTTGTCTGTCGTCAGTGCTACGCTGCACACAACCGCGCGCGCACGCCGGAGGCTGCGGAGTTTATGGACAAATACCTCGACCATTTGCGCGAGGTCACGAAAATGATAAGGAGGTCAGCTTAAATGAGCGAGAATGTTGTGGCGGTACGGTCGATCGAGATCGTAACCGCGGAAATCACGATGATCCGGGACAACGCCCGCAGGGTATTTCTTGAGAGCGTGATCCAGATCGGAACGCGGCTTGAGGAGGCAAAGCAGCTTGTACCGCAGGGCGAGTGGACGGCTTACCTGACCGACAAGCTGGGCTACAAGCCCAGCACTGCGCAGAACTATATGCGTATCGCGCGGGAATTTGGCGGCGGGCAGGTATCGCTTACCGGCAAGACGGCGGCGGATGCCTTCGGACAGTTATCCTATTCGCAGATCCTTCCGCTGCTCGGCATGGCTGAGGAGGAGCGCGAGGAGCTTGCGGAAGAGAACGATCTGCCGAGCATGTCGAGCCGCGAGATTGCGGCGCTTGTCAAGGAACGGGACGAGGCAAAGGCGAACGCCGACAGGCTCAAGGAGAAGGACAAGCTCCTCAGAAGCAAGCTCCGCGAGGCAAACAAAGAGCGCGACAAAGCTCAAAGCTCGCTCTCGGACGCCACGCAGCGCGAAAAAGATCTCGCCGAACGTCTCGACGAGCTCGAAAAACGGCCCGCCGAAGTGCGGGAACTGACTGAGGAGGAGCTGGAGGAAATCCGCTCAAAGGTACGCGAGGAGAACGCCGAGGCCGCCAAGGCGGCAGAGGAACGCGCACGCGCGGCTGAGAAGAAGCTGGACAAGGTGAAGAACCCTGCGGCGCACAAGGTCAATTTTCTGTTTGGCGAGGTGCGCGGACTGGTCGAGCGTCTCGAGCAGGCGCTCGCGGAGCTGCAGCAGTCTGATGAGGCCGCCCGCGAGAAGTTCGCAAAGGTGATTGCGGACTGGCTGCGCAGGGAAGGGGATCGTCTGGCGTGAAGAAGAAAGGCAAAGGTAAGCCGCGGGGCATGAATTACGCCGATGTGCTCAAGGCGCGGCGGGATCGCTTGCAGCTGGCGATGGATGAGGCGGCGCTTTTGAACGTCGAGCAGAGCATGCAGCGGTATCTCTGGCTGATGGCGGTCAGCCTGCACGACGCTTACGGCTTCGGTCCGGAGCGCCTACAGAAGTTTTTCGAGGCGTTTCAGGAGAACTCGGACGAGCTTGCGAAAATGCGGGCAGAGGTAGACGACGATTACGCTTTTGAAAAGCTGCGGCTGCGGGCGGAGGACGTCAGCCGGATGGATATTCGCTATTACGGCAAACTCAAGATTGATTAGGAGGAACTGATACATGAATGCAAAGAGAGCGGCAAAGCTGATGCAGATCGCCGATTATTACGGCGAGGAAAAGCAGGTTTGCAAGCTGATGGAAGAACTGGGCGAGGCTACGAGCGCGGCAAGCGAGGTGCTGATGCTGCTCAGCTATCACGAGCAGGGCGGCAAAAAGCGTGACCTGACCGCGAGACTCGAGCACCTTGCCGGAGAACTGGCCGATGTGGTCAATGTCACTGAGCAGATCATTCAGCTTTTTGGGCTGGAAACCGATTTTAAGGTGGCGCGGCACGCGGGGATTCAGAAAACCTTGAAGAGAATCAGAGAGGAGGAACAGGCGAATGAGACACGAGATGAGCCTGCGCGGCGGAATCTTCAATGATGCAGTCGATTTGTTCGATACGAAGCTGCGTGATGTTCTGAATACCCTGCTGCGGCAGGGCTTGAGCGAGGGCAGTGTAACACTCAAAGTTAATGTGGAGCTTTGGAACGTGGGAGAGCAAGACGAGAACGGTATCTATCACGAAACCAACAAGACCCATTTTGATTACAATGTTACCTCAGCTATTACGCAGAAAAACAAGTCTAACGGCGAGGTCAAGGAGATGCTCAAGCTGCGCTGCGTGGACGGTCAGCTCGAACTGCGCGATCTTGACGAGAACACGCTGTTTGATATTGTGGAGGGTGGTGTTCAGGATGGAGCGCAGCCCGACAGAGACGGCACACCTGGTTGATTCCCATTACAGCCGGTCGTTTGGACGGCCGCCGGATAATGAAATGCGTGAGTTTATTCGGAATGCTGCCGAGCATGGTTTGACGGCGGACGAGCTGATCAACTGCATGACGGCGGCTGTGGTTACTTACGGCTTCGGCGCGTATGAGCGAGATTACCGCAAGGTTTTCGTGGCTGAGGCACGGAAGGTTTGGAAGATGAAAAACGGAAAAGAGAAAGCCAGCCCGTGAAGGGCTGGCTTGATCTGGCTTTACATTTTACATGTTCATTTGCAGATGCATGAGTCGGAATGGACGGAGGATTTTTATGTTATATCAAAAACAGGAGTGCAACGGTGCGCTCTATCAGATGTGTTTATATTCCATGGGCACGATGCCGGGCATGTCGCCCAGGCAGAGGGCGGGCAGACGGCGGACAACCGAGAAGGCCAAGCAGGAGATCAACCGGCGGCAGCGCAAGTGGCGGCTGATGCAGCTGATCAACGCGAATTTTGTGAGCGGTCGGGATCTGTTTGTTTGCCTGACGTATGCGCCGGAGGCTTCCAGGGCGCGGGCTTTGGAGAAATTCCACGCGAAAATGAAAAAAGCGTATGTGAGGCTCGGGCTGGTGTACAAGTACATAGCAGTGACGGAGGAGCACGACATGGACGGTGAGCCGGTGCGGCTGCATCACCACCTGATCCTCAGCGGCGCGCACGGCGTGCAGCTGGCCGAGGTGGTGCGCGAGTGCTGGCCGCATGGTCTGGCCGATGTGCGCACGCTGCGCGAGGGGGCGGATTTTTTTGAGGACACCGCCATCTATCTGCTCAAGGAGGACAGCCACAAGGGCAAAGGCGCAAGGCGATACTCCACCAGCCGCAATCTGACCCCGCCCGCCGAGCCGGTGCGGCTCAGACTGGGCGAGGAGGAGGCCGAAGTGCCGCCCGGCGTGAAAATCATCGAGCATGTGCAGAATGCGAACGAGTTCGGCCGCTATGAGGTTATGATCGGCCGCATTTACAATCAGGCGGCGTTTGACGCATGGTGGCAGATACAGCGGCGCAGGGCTGCTCCCGATCCGTGGGAACGGCTGCGCAGGAGACGGCAAAGAAAAGTTTAAGATATCGGCGGCCGGGTCCGCCTGACAGCCTTGTAGGGGGTCTAACAATTCCCCCGCAGTTTGTCGGAGAGGTTCGGACGAATGAATACAGAACGTAATCACATTACTGTTTGTACTCTCTCAAAGGACGGAGCGCGCGGAAGCGCGTAACGGTTACGGCAGTAAGGCGGGAAATCTGCGCGGCAGGAGGTGCAGCACGGCACAATGACAAAAGACAGATTAAAACAGGTGGAAAGCCTGGTCTGTGAACTGGAAGAAGAAAGAGAACGGTTTGCGCGGGAGGCGCGGCACCACAAGCGGATCGAGGAGACTTACGGCGTCGGCTGTCTGTTTGGCCGGGATGCACTGGACGCGGCACGGGATCGGCTGCAGGCCATTGAGGCTGAGTGCCAGGATGAGCGCGACACGGTGCGGCAGTGGATCGACAGCGTTTGCGACTCCATGACGCGGCGCGCCCTGCGGCTGCGGTACCTGGACGGCAAAAGCTGGAGCGAGTGCGCCCGGCGGATGGGGTATGCGGATGAGAGCGGACCGAGGAAGCTGGTCGGGAAATTATGGTCGAAATAGCCGTGTCAAAAGGTGTTCCTTTTCGCACGGCAGATTGACGGCGGTATTTTTATCGGTATGGCGTGCGAAAAGGCTTGTCTTTTGATTTACGGACGTTCCGCGAGACAACAGGACATTTTGAGACGCATTAAGCAGGCAGGAGGTCAAATATGGAAAAAGTATACGGATATGCGCGGGTCAGCACGCGCGAACAGAATCTCGACCGTCAGATTGCAGCGCTGCGGCAGTACATCGCCGATGAGCGCGACATCATCACCGACAAGGAGAGCGGCAAGGACTTCAACCGCCCGGGATACCAGTATCTGCGTGAGGTGCTGCTGCGGCCGGGTGACACGCTCATCGTCAAGAGTCTTGATCGGCTCGGGCGCAACAAGCAGCAGGTCAAACAAGAACTGGAATATTACAAGGCGATGGGTGTGCGCGTGAAGATCATCGACCTGCCGAGCACGATGGCTGACTTTCCAAAAGGTCAGGAGTGGATCTGCGAAATGGTAAACAACATTATGATCGAGGTGCTCGCAACGATCGCAGAGCAGGAGCGCCTGACCATACGCCAGCGGCAGGCCGAGGGCATCGCTGAGGCGAAAAAGCAGGGGCGGCAGCTCGGACGGAAAAAGACTGAGCTGCCCGCTGAGTGGGAGTTAGTCACAGGATTGTGGAAAAGTGGGAGCATCACGGCCGTGCAGGCGATGGACCGGCTCGAACTGAAAAAGAGTACATTTTATCGCATGGTGCGGGAGCAGAAATAAAAAAATACCGCTCTGCGGCGGCGTTGACAAACACGGTGGTTGGGGTGTAAAATAAGGGTACAAAAGGGACGCAGCCATGAACGGTTACTCCCGATTGGTTATGTCATTGAAAATGATCGCAATCTTGGAGGAGGGCGGTCATTTTCTTTTGCTGATTTTGAGAATCAGTTCAGCAAAAGCTATGAGAAGGAGACAAAACTGAAATAAATCAGAAAATGTAACCATCATAGCATCACCTCCCCTCGTGTTGGGTAAGGTGGGAATAACCGCACATAGCGTTAACATGGCTGCGTCCGCAACAACAGTATAACACACAAATCGACAAAGGGCAATCCAAGAGGGTTGCCCTTTTTTATGCGCTCCTGCGCGTTCTGACGGACGCGCTCGGGCGCTTTTTTCTGCCGGAGTAAAGTTTTCCGTTTTTTCCGTTTTTCCCGATTATACTTAAATTCAGAAAAACAAGACACGCGCGGGAGGTGATTGGATGCAGCAGCGCGGGAGTAAGTATGACCAGAAAATCAAAGACGAGGCGCTGGCACTGATTGCGTCCGGCGTGAAAATCTCCAATGCGTCGGTGCGGCTCGGAATCCCCAAGAGCACGTTATCGGATTGGGTACATACCCAGAACGAGAGCGACGAGGACGGTGTGGCTGCCCGGCGGGAGATACGCCGCAAGCAGATTGCACGGTGCGAGAAGATCGGGGACAAGGTGCTCCGGGCGCTCGACCGCAAGGCTGAGGCCGCTGCGAAGGACACCCGGACCATCAATGACGGACTGGCGGTGCTTGAAAAAGCGGCCAAGGACGGCGTGATCGCGCTGAGTGAAGCCGAGGTGGCAAGTCTCAGAAACGTTGTAAGCGATTACACCGGCGTCGGCCTGCGCGAGCTGGCCGGAACCATGAAGGATGTTGCGGCAAGACAGGAAACGCTGGAGTCCCATCTGGCTGAGAAGGAAGAAGCGGCTCCGGAGATCAACCTGCAGCTGACGCTTGTTGATCCGGCAAAGGCGGTTAGCGATGAATCTTGATTTTCAGATCACGCCGAAACAGCAGCTGTTTATGGACACGGATGCTTTCGAGGTTCTTTACGGCGGTGCAGCCGGCGGCGGCAAGACGTTTATTCAGGCGCTGGACGCTCTTGTATACGCGCTGCGGTATCAGGGCAGCAGACAGCTGATCCTCAGACGCACATTTAAGGAGTTGGAACGCTCCATGGTGCCGCAGACAATGGAGTTGTATCCGGCCAGTGTTGCCAGCTATAACACGAGCAAGCACATTTGGAAGGTTGGCCGTTCTACCATTGAGATGGGATACATTGCAACCGAGGGCGATGTGCAGCAGTACCAGTCCGCCGAGTACGACGTGATCCGGTTTGACGAGATGACGCATTTTACCGAGAGCATGTACACCTACATGATCTCTCGTGTGCGTGGCACGCGGCCGTTTCCGAGACACGTCAAATCGACCGCTAACCCCGGCAGCGTGGGACATACCAACGCCAAGAGCCGGTTTATCGACATTGGCGCTCCGATGGAGGTGCACCGCTGCGAGGGCGGCACGCGACTGTTTATTCCGGCAAAGCTGGAGGACAACCCGTTTCTGCTGACCAAAGACCCGCAGTACGAGGAACGTATGAAAAACCTGCCGCGTGAAATTTACATTGCGCTGCGTGAAGGCAACTGGGATTACTACGTTGGGCAGTATTTCACCGAGTTCAAGCGGGAGCTGCACGTTGTTCGTCCGTTTGAGATTCCGGCATGGTGGAGACGGTATGTTGCGATCGACTACGGCCTCGACATGCTGGCGGCGTACTGGATCGCGGTGGATGAGAACGATTATGCGGTGGTTTACCGTGAGGTTTACCAGCCCGACCTTATCATCCCGGAGGCGGCCAAGCGACTGCTGAACGCAAACTGTAATGACGATATCACGGCATGGTTCGCGCCAAAAGACCTGTGGAACAGGCGGCAGGAGACCGGCAAGAGCGTATCCGACTTGTTTGCGGAGTACGGTCTGTATCTCTCCAAGGTGAGCAACGGTCGTGTGGCCGGATGGTACGAGCTCAAGCGCCGGCTGCAGCCTGTGCCCGATGTGGATGGTACACTCAGACCGAAATTGCAGATTTTTGATACCTGCTTGAATCTCATTCGCACACTGCCGGGCTTGCAGCACGACGAGAAGAACCCTAACGATACGGCAACCGAGCCGCACGAGCTGACGCACGGACCGGACGCGATCCGGTATTTCTGCGATGGATGCCCGCTGCCTGCGGAACTGCCGAGAGTAAGAGACGAGGATTATCTATCAACTGAGGAGGAAATGGGAAATGTATTTAGCTATTAGTGCCGTTGCGGCGATGTGTGCTTTTCTGGCTGCTGTGCAGACCCGAAACGCCAAGCGCTTGGGCGCGGATTTGCGGGTAAAGACCGTGGAAGCGGAATCCTTTCAGCTGACTGCGCGGACGATGGAGCAGAGACTGCACACCGAGGAGGCGGCGCGCATGCAGCTTGCGGACCGCATTACCAAGGTGGAGACCGCCCTGCGGGAGAGTGAGGACACGGCCTGCCGGTTGCGGCAGGAGCTGCAGACCGGACGCAAAGCTGCGAAGGAGCTGCAGGAAGAACTCGACTCCACTAAGGATGCACACGACGCGGCAATCAGCGCGATGTGGAGCGCCCGCAACGAGGTTGATAATCTCAAGCAGGAGAACGGCAAGCTGACCGAGGCGCTGAACACCGAGCGGGAGGCTGCAGAGCACTTGAGAGAGGAATTACTCAAGGAGCAGGCGTACCGCCTGAGCACCGAGGGCCGCATTATGCGCGAGTTCAACAATCTGCTCCGCTATGACGGCACCGCCCACGGGCAGGAGGAATTGAGCGATGAATGAGCAGAAAATCACGCTCACGGCTGACAGGATACAGGCCGAGTACGAAAAAGGTGTGCAGTACAACACCGGCATTGGGTTGTACGAGAACGTCAAACAGTGCGAGAACTTTGTGGAGGGAAAGCAGTGGGAGGGCCTCAAGAGCAAGAACTTGCGGCCCATTACGATGAACGTGCTTGATCCGATCGTACATTACAAGGTGGCACAGATCGTCTCGAACGATGTGGATCAGGACATTGAACCGTTCCTGCCGGATGAGCAGGCCGAGTATGCGGCGAAAATCCTCGAACAGAGCATTGACCGCGTTGTGGAGCGCACCAAGCTGAAAAGTAAGCACCACATGGTTCTGCGCGATGCTTGCGTGGACGGTGACGCGGCGCTGTATTTTTACTTTGACGCAAGCAAGCAGTCCGGTTTGGGCGGGGTGCAGGGCGAAATCTGCGCCGAACAGGCGATGAACACCAACATTTTGTTCGGAAATCCGGCGAACAGCAATGTGCAGGAGCAGCCTTATCTTATCATTGTGCGCCGCAGACCGGTATCCGAAATCCGCAAGGACGCGAAGCGGCTCGGCTGTGCCGAGTGGGAGACCATTGAGGGCGAGTCCGACGGCCTCTACAAGGGCGACGATCAGCAGACCGACAGCGACAATCTCGGCAACGAGCTTGTGCGGTTCTGGAAGTCCGAGGACGGCAAGGTACATTACTGCCGCTCCTGCGGTCGTATTATGATCGAGCAGGATGTGGCGACGGAAATGACACTCTATCCCGTCGCGTACATGAGCTGGAAGCCGAGAAAGAACTGCTATCACGGCGTGATGGAGATCAAACCGCTCATCAACACGCAGATTGAGATCAACAAGCAGTGGACGGCGCTTGCGATCATGCTTCGCAACAATGCGATTCCCAAGCTGGTGTATAACCGAAATAAGTTCCCGGACGGCTGGAACCCGGATGCAACCAGTATCGGCGTGACCGGCGATGTGAAGGACGCGCTTACCGGCGTTGCAGGCTCGATGCCGATTCCGACCGAGGCCACCGGCATTACGTCAACAATGACGGACGCGCTCAAGAGTGTTGCCGGTGCCAATGACGCGGCGCTCGGCAACGTCAAGAATCCGGAGAACAGCAGTGCGATCGTAGCGGTACAGACCGCGAACGCTGCGCCGCTTGCACTGACCAAGATCGCATATTATCAGTTTGTCGAGGACTACGAGCGGGTGCTCATCGACATGATGCATGCCTATTACGGCATGCGTCAGGTCAAGATCACTGACGAGATGACAGACGAGACCGGCGAGACGCAGGAGCAGACGCTTGTGGAGATGTATGACTTCTCAAGTCTGCCGGTGGAGGCGCTGGACCTCAATATTCATATCGGCGAGGCAAGCTACTGGAGCCGCATTCTGCAGGTATCCACGCTTAACAATCTGCAGACGGCGGGTGTTATGCCCAATATGGTTGAGTTCCTCAGCCGCATGCCGGAAGGCTCGGTTAAGGATCAGGAAGGTTTGGTCGAGGCTGCAAAGAGAGTGCAGCAGCAGGCCAGCATGCAGCAGGCATTACAGGGAGGTTTAACGAATGGATAACACGAATGAGAGCAAGGCGGAACGCTTTGTAAGGTTGGCAGAGCCGCGCGTTTCGCGTGCGTGCAAGGCGATCAGCCTGATCGGCCATCTGGCGGCAAGCTCGTATGAGTACACCGATAAGCAGGTTGAAAGCATGTTTGCGGCGCTTCAGGATGAGCTGAACACACAGAAGGCGAAGTTCACCAAGAAGGGAACGGACAGACCGTTCCGGTTTTGAGGGAGGTACGGCATGAAAAAGTTATTTATTTCTCAGCCGATGAAGGACAAGACCAACGATGAGATTGAACGCGCGCGTGAGCGTGCTATCCGCGAAGCGACTGAATATATCGGTGAGCCTGTCGAAATCATCGACTCCTTTTTTAAGGATGCACCGCACGACGCAAAGCCACTTTGGTTTCTGGCTGAGTCTATCCGGCTTATGGCAGATGCGGATCTCGTTTATTTCGCCAAGGGTTGGAAGGACGCACGCGGCTGCATGATTGAGCGCGAATGCGCTGTGCAGTACGGCGTTCCGATTCTCGAACCTGATTATTGATTTTTCTTTCCGGCGTTCGGACGGGCGGGAGCTGACCTCACCCGCCCCATTGATTCCCCTTATTTCTTTCTGATGGCGGGCACCCTCGTTCGGGTCGAGGGCGTCCGTCCGAGCGCCGGAAGTACATTACGATCTCCTGCACTGCGGCGGGCGCGGGGGTTTTGCCATATCGCCCTCGCCCGGGCCTATTTCCTTTGATACGGTGTAAAAAACGGACGGGTGCACCGCTTACGGAATGGCGGTGCGTCCGCCGGAGTGCAGGAAGGCACGATAAACACACGATAAACACACGGCAATGAGACGAAAGTCTTTTGCATATAGGAGGATTTGTCTTATGGATTGGAAGACCAGCAATTCTACGGACGGAAAAACCGTTCGCGATCTCATCGGCCTGCAGTATTTTGCTGAGGACGATACCGGCGCGGACATGGACGGCTTTGACGAGAGCGAATTTCTCGCCGCCCTCGAAGGTAGTGACGCGGAAGACCAGCGCGGCACGAACGAGGGAAACGAGGAAATTGTGCAGGACGGCGCGGAAGACCAGCGTGCCGAAGAGCACTCCGAGGAGCCGGAGAATCAGCCGCCGGAGGACGGCGAAAACAGCGATGCAGCACAGACCGCTGCACCGCAGACGGTCCCTTTCAAGTGGAAGGACACCGAAATTCTGCTGCCCGCCGAGGCAGTAAATGCGCTGCAGAGCGCGCTCGGCGCAAACCCTGTGGAGCTGCTCCAGAAGGGCATGAACTACGACGCCAAGGGCGAACGCGAGTTCCGCCTGCTGGATCAGTACGCCGAGGCAAGCGGCATGAGCCGCCAGCAGTACCTCGAACAGTTGGAAAGCGCACGCAATGAGCAGCTGCTTTCGGCTGAAATCGAGAAGTGCCGCGCGGAGTTTCCGGAAACGCCGGATGTGGCACTCAAGGCGATCGCCGAGGGCCGCATGGCTTCCCAGCGTGCAGCCGCGGCACAGGCCGCCGAACAGCAGCGGGCGGAGCTTACCGCCATGCAGCAGCGCATTGATCAGACTGTTGAACAGGCACGAGAAGAAGCCGATGCACGCGCGTGGGAAGAATATGTTTCACTCTCTGGCGTGAAAAGTTTCGAGGAAGTGCCAAAACGCGTGCTTGAATTGGTGCAGCAGGAAGCTATGACGCCCGTTGCCGCGCACTGGCGCTATCAGGCTGAACAGAATGCACAGGCTGTACAGATCGAAAAGAAGAACAACCAGAACAAAATGACAAGCCCGGGAAGTGTGCAGGGCAATGAGGGCGACACGAGCGACCCGTTCCTGCGCGGCTTACTGGGACTGTAAAAGGAGTGATTTTACTATATGCCTATTTATCTTACTGAACAGTATTCAAAAGCTGTAGAAAAGCTGTATACCCATACCTCGTTCCTGCGCCCGCACTGCAAGGCGCACGTTGACATGATCGGCAAGAAAACCTGCAAGGTTTACCAGATCCTCACCAGCGAGCTGAACGACTACAAGCGAGAGGGCAAGGACCGTTACGGCGTGCCGAACGATGGACAGGACATCGTAAACGAGTACACCATCACCCAGGACAAGGCGTTTACCGCCATTGTAGACAAGGGCGACGGCTCTCAGCAGGCTATCAGCAACAAGGCCGGCCAGTACCTGCGCCAGCAGATCTCCGAGAAGTGCGTGCCGACCGGCGACAAGTACGGCTTCAGCCGCATTGCACGATTCGGCCATATTCAGGGCGTTTCTGCTGCACCGACCAAGAGCGACATTATCTCCACCGTCTATGATGCTGCCGCCTATATGGACGATCACTATGTACCGGATGATGGCCGTATCCTTTTTGTCCGCGTGAGAGACTACAAGAAGATCATCCTCTCGGACGAGTGGGTCAAGCTGGACAATCTGGCGGGCAAGCAGCTGCCCACAGGCGTTGTCGGTCAGGTTGCGGGCTTTACTGTTGTAAAGGTTCCCGACCGACTGTTCCCGACCGACGTTTATATGCTTGCAATTCACGAGCAGGCGCTTGCGTTCCCGTATACCATTGACGATACCAAAATCCACACCGATCCCCCCGGCGTTTCCGGTTCTCTGGTTGAGGGCCGTCAGATTTACGATCTGTTTGTGCTTTCCAGCCGTGCGGATTCGGTTGTCGTTGTGGCCAAGGCCGCAAGCCAGCAGGCGTGCACCGTAGCGATCGCTTCGCACAGTGCGACCGTTACGGCGGCAGATGCGGACGAAATCTGGTACACGCTGGACGGCTCGGACCCGCGCTTCTCCGCAAACCGCATGCTGGTCGCATCCGGCGGCACGGTTGCCACCAAGGCGGGCGAGACCATCAAGGTCGTTGCGTTCGGCAAGGGCGGCAAGCTGACTTCGGATGTGGCTGAGGCTACGGATAAGTAAAGACCCAGGAGGGCGGGCGGCTGCCCGCCCTCTGTTTGTTAGGAGGTGAGAGCGTGGCGACGACTATTAAACGCATTTACACGCTGGCACTGGCGAAAATTATTGAAGCGCCCGGAACGGACGTCGATTTCGACAGCTACTCGCCGACGCTGCTCGACAGCCTTCTGGTTGAAGCGCTGCCGTACGAAAACGCTATTCGTGCGGCGCGCGGTGACGAGGAGCTGACAAGCGCGCCGGAGATCACGACGATAGACAGCTCGGTGCTCGACTGGGACGACCGGATCACGCGCGTTGCGCTGCCGTGGGGACTGGCTGCGGCGTTGTTGTTTGATGACGAGAACCGCAAGGCGGAAAGCGTGATGTTTCGCAATGAATTTGTTTCGGCCCTCGAGGACGCTGCGCCCGCTGTGCCGGATTACGGGGAGGAGTAAGCTATGCCGCGTAAGGTTACGGTGCCGGATTTTACGGAATCCGAGGAAGGCACCAAGCACTATAAGCGCTTCAAGGGCCTGGACTACTCCACGGATGAGACCCAGATCGACGATGGACGCTCGCCGCGTGCGGTGAACGTTATCGCAGACGAGGGCGGCTTCCCTGAGCGGCGCTATGGATGGCGCACGCTGCTGCGGTTTACCGATGCGGACGGCAAGACTGTTCCTGTCGCCGGTATTTTTCCCTATGAGAACGACAATGACGAGGAAAACCTGACTCTCATCGTCCATGCAGGCAGCAAGCTGTATGCGGTAAAGCTGGACGCGGACTATAAGGAAGTAAAGGACAGCCGCAAGGAGCTGCTCGACAAGCTGAACAGCGGCGGCCGCAGTCAGGGCTTTTATATGCACGGCAAGCTGTTCATCCTGACCGGCGAGCACTACGTTGTTTATGACGGCAAAACCGCCGTACACGCGGTAGACGACAACGCCTACTGTCCGCTGACCAGCTATCAGCGCAAGGCGGCAGGCGGCGGCGAGACCTACGAAAACGTTAATATGCTGTGCAAGTGGCGCAAGAATCGCTTTATCGGAGACGGCTCGAGCACGACCTATCAGCTTGACGTGACCGGCATTGACAAGGACTGCACGCCGACAGCCGCCTATCTGAACGGCAGTGCAATCCCCGTGAAAAGCTACGACGCGGAAAAAGGTACGGTGACGTTTGAGACAGCACCGAGCACACCGGAGAACGCCGGTATCTCCAATTTTGAAGTGAAGTTTGCCAAGACCACCGAGGACCGGAAGAAGGTGCTCGGCTGCACCATCTTTGCAATTTACGGCATGGACGGCAGCAGCAACCGCGTTTTTGTTTCCGGCAACAGGGAGCACGCGGCGATGGAATGGTTTTCCGGCCTGTCCGACCCGACCTATTTCCCCGACATTAACTATTCTGTCGTGGGTTCGAGCGATTTTCCCATTATGTGCTACCTGAAAGCACAAGGTGAATTACTGCTCATCAAGAAGGACAACCGGCAGGAGGGCACGATCTGGCACCATTCGGGCGCAATGCTGAACAATGTGGCAACCTTTCCGCTGAAAGAGGGCGTGCCCGGCTACGGCGCGATTGCCAAGTATTCCTCGGCAAACCTCAACGATGATCCGCTGTATCTCAGTCCGCGCGGCGTATATGCGCCGACTACGACGTTTTACAACAACATGCAGGTGCGGCAGTTATTCTGCCGGTCGAGGCGTGTCAACCCCAAGCTGTGCAAGGAGCGCAGACTTGCGGACGCTGTAGCCGCCTGCTGGCGCGGGTGGTATGTTCTGGTCGTGGACGGACGCGCTTATGTCGCGGACGGCAACCAGGACAAGGCAGACAATGGTTATGAGTGGTACTACTGGGAGAACGTGCCTGCAAAGGTTCTCTGCTCGCACGAGCAGGCGCTGTATTTCGGCACCGAGGACGGCAGAGTTTGCCGGGTTAATGATGATCTGGTAGACGAGAACAATGATATTATGATGAATGCGTTCTCGGATGACGGCGCGGCCATTCACACCGAGTGGGCTACCAAGCTCGACACTATGAACACGCCGATGATACTGAAAACCATGCCCAAGCGCGGCAGCGGCGTACACCTCAAGGCGTACACGCGCAGTGCGGTTGAGATTTGGGTAAGACTCGAAACCGACCATGGAACGCTCATGAAGCGCGTGACAGCGGATAGGTTGAATTTTCATTATATCGGCTTTGAACGCTTTCCGTTCGGAACGGTGGTCAACTCCATTATTCCGTTCCTGTTCAAGCGCAAGGGCTGGAAGGCGATTCAGGTCATTCTGCAGTCCGACACGGTGGACGAGGGCTTCGGCGTGCACGAAGTGGTTATCCGGTACTTTGTCGCAAAGTACGCAAAGAGACAGTGAGGTGAGGACATGACGTTTGATGAAAGCAAAATTTCGGCCGAAAAGGCGGCGGAGACCGGCGTGCAGAGCCAGCCGGACGCGCTGACCGGCTCGGCTGAGGAAAACAAGAAGGTTTTTGACCTGCTGCCGCTGCTTATTATCGAGAGGCTTAACAAGCTGATCGAGGCATTGCAGGCCGCAAACAGCGCCGGACAGATCGGTGCCGCGGCGTTCCCCAACGTGGCCGGCTGCTCCGTTCAGGAGCAGCTGCAGAGCATTCAAAAGAACCTCGAGGACTACCGGGACGCGGTAAAGGTGAACGGCGCGGAAAACGTCGGCATGACGCCATTTGACGGCGTGAACGCAAACACCGTGCAGGCGGCGCTCGAGCAGCTGCAGGCAAACCTTGTGCGGTATATCAATGCTGTAAAATCCGCCGAGGGCGCGGGCAGGGTCGGCATTACGCCGTTCAAGGGCGTGACGAGCGGGACGGTACAGGCCGCGCTCGAGGAAATCCGCAGACAGATCGACGATGTAACGGCGGGCGTTATCCCGGACTACGGCGTGACCACCATCAAGCTGGCGCTGCAGGCCGTGACGGCGGACAGGCTGGCGCAGGATGTGCTTGATATGATCGAGGCCGCAGAGCCGGCACGCAGCACCAATGAGCTGGACGATTACACAATGGAGACCGGCCGCTTTATCAATGCCGGTGCGGGCTGGAACACGTTCAAGTTCCGCCATCCGTTCGAGGGCGTGCCGGTCCTGACGGTGACGCCGAAGGAATTTGACGGCTTTTGCGAAATTAAGAGCGTGACTGCGGAAGGATTCCTCTATTGCCTGCGTCAGCCGAGTTTGCAGGGCGGCAGTGCGACGAAGGGCACGGTGACAACGGCTACCGGCTATATCGGCTCAGATACGGGCACTTCGCCCAGTCACAGCAAGGTCACCTATGTTTCTGGCGTGACGCTGCCGGTAATCACGCTGCCGACATACGGCACAGTTACAACGGACAAGAAGATCGAAATGGATTATATCGCTATTGAGTTTGGAGGTGACGAGTAATGATCAAGAAGATTCAGCAGGATTTTAGTTATTACTCGCATGAGTTTAAGGATAACTACCGAAAAGGCGTACACCGCCTGCGCACTATCCTTGCCAGCAGGGCACAGGCACAGGCGTTTGTGAGCAATGCAGGCGGCGTTGCTGTCGTGCTCGGCTACGAGCCGGAAACACCGGACAAGAACGCACAGGAGCTGTATGCGCTGCTTGCGGCCTCGCCGTATATCGAAAATGCGGTACAGACGTTTCTGGGCAGTATTTACGAGGCGGGAGCGGAAAGCCAGGACGCGATGTATGCGGACAGCGCTCGCTGTCTGGAAATCCTGCACGATCCGGTTATGGCCCGTGCCGCAGGTGCCGGCACGGTAAGCGCCGGGAAATGGATCGCAACTCTGGCAGGACAGAGCTGCAATTTGTACAGGGATATGAACGCGGTTGCCGCCAGCGATATCGCTATGACGGCAGTGGCTGCAAGTGAGACTGCAATGGCGGCTGTCGTCAGCAACGCGACGGCGCTTAACGCTGTTGTAACTTCTCATGTTGCACTCAATGCTGTTGCCGCGAGCGAGACTGCGATGGCGGCTGTCATCGGCAACGCAACGGCGCTCAATGTTGTTGCAACCTCTCAGGCTGCGATGAACGCGGTAGCTGCAAGCGAAACTGCTATGACGGCGCTCATTGCAAACACCGCAGCGTTCAATACGGTGGTGACTTCTCATGTAGCGATGAACGCGGTAGCTTCGTCCTATGTGGCTGTGGCCGCAGTCTACGAGAGCGCGGTTGCGGTTGAAGCTGTCAAGGCAAATGAAACAGCCTGGGCTACCCTTACGGGAGCGTCCAGCGCAGTTATGGGCAAGGCCGCGGCGAAGCTGGCCGGTTTGAATCCTGCGGACTATGCCGACATGGATGCGATTGCTGCATCCTCGACCGCTATGGCGGCGATTGCAGCGTCCCAGACCGCTATGGCGGCAATCATCGGGAACAGCACTGCGCTTAACGCAGTTGTTTCGTCCTCGACCGCTATGGCGGC